CGTTAAATAGTATTATTGATGTCACAAGTTGTCAAGTCAATGGTGAAAATTTAAGTGAAAACAGCGGAGATAAATTGCATGCTTTGCATTGTTACGGTTCCAATCTTGAAGAAATGAGTAGAGTTGTGAGCACATCTCCCACATATCCTGACCAGTATCAAGATTATGATGACTATGTAACAGAGGGCACAGGTAAAAATTGCTTAGGCGCGTTTGGAGAAAACGGCGTTCCATGTGGGGCAAGAGGTGGATTTGTAGTAGAGGTTGTTGATGCTAATACCTTTAGAGCCGTTGTTGTTGAAAGTCTTCAATTATCACCTTTTCATAATGGTTTAGGTTACGCAGAAGAAGGAATGGTTAATGTAAATCAAATAAATATTAATTTACGATTTAAATCTGAACTTTCAAGAATTCTTAGTCATTCTGCAGCTGGTAATGCTATAACATCTGTATCATGTACTTTTTATGAAAGACCACAATGCTTAGTAAGATTTATTACTCCCAACATGACACAAAGAATTCCTGAAATTCAACATTTAGGATTTCATTCAGACCAAGACTACATTAAAGATATTGGAACTCTCGCTCCTGGTGCATCTGGAAAACGAACAACAGATGTCATTAAACTAGGTCAAATCCCAGAAAGTGTTTATATTTTTATTAGACATTCAAGAGATTCAAGTGATTTTAAAACAGCTGATAGTTTTCTTGTTATTGATAGAGTTAATATTTTATTTAATAATGAAAGCGGTTTATTATCTGGTTGCGGTGTTGAGGATTTATACGAAATCTCAGCTCGTAATGGTTGCAATCTTAGCTTCCCTGCATGGTCTAATTACAGAGGTTCAGTATTAAAATTAAAATTTGGACAGGATATAGGACTCCCTGATTATCTCGCTCCTGGTTGTCAGACTCAGGCTAGTATTCAAATTACAATAGATTATACTAATAAATCAAAAAATTCTTTTACTGGTGAATTATACACCGTCTTTAGAAATACAGGAACATTTTCCATCTTTGAGAACGGAGCTAGAGCGTCGGTTGGAAATTTAACCCCAGATATAGTAAGAGATGCTATTGATGCACCAGAAATGCATTTTGAAGATTATAAACGATTGAGCGGTGGTTCATTTTGGAGTAAATTAAAAGGTATTGTAAATAAGATAGCGCACTTTGTAACTCGCGCAGTTCCAGTTGCTACTAAAGTAGCCTCTGTTGTTGCTCCAGAAGCACTTCCAATAATCCAAGGTTTAGGACAAGGAGCTAATATCGTTAGTGGTTTAACTGGTGGCAGAATGGCAGGCGGAAGAATGTCAGGCGGCGGAGTTTCAGGCGGCGGAGTTTCAGGCGGCAGAATTAGATGAAGACTAAGATAAATATTTTAATAATAAATATTTTAATAATAAATAGAAATTTTAAATTTGCAAAAAATACTTAAAAATAAAATATAAAGTAAATATATATATATAGAATGTCAGATACAGAGACAATGAATGATAATAAAATTAATTCTGAAATTGATTATAATAATCAATATATTACATATAAAAGATGTTTTAAATGTCAAAGAGAAACAGAAGGAATTCAGGATTATCAGAGTTTAAGTAAAAATAATAAAGTTAGAACTTGTAAAACTTGCTATAAATGCCGTAATAGTGTTAAATCTTCATTATTAAAACATAGAGAACCAACAATAAAAGAAAAATATGAAATAATTAAAAAATTTATATTATTATCTAGTCAAACACATATTAATGAAATTCTTGATAATATGAACGATAATGAAAAAACATTAATTTTAAAAATTCTTTCTTAAAAAGTATTTATATAATAATTTTTATTATTCATTTTTAATATATAATAAAAATTAAATCATTTAAATAATATTTTTATATAAAAATATTTTTCTATTAATATATATATATATATAAAAATGTCATTAAATCATTTAATACATCAAACAGCCGTACCACAAAACATTGACGCAAAAAATTTATATGTTTATGAATCATTAGAGGTCAATAATATAGAAGCTACAGAAATGGAAGTTCAAAATTGGGTGAAAGCAGGAAGCGTTATTACACCATATATAGCGCTAGATGGTTCTAGAGTTTACCCATGGAAACTACAAAAAGGAGAATTAGTGAACCATGCATCTTTCCAAATGTGGTCATTTGTTGATATGGGAGAAGACACTAATAGATATATACATTTAAAAGGTTCTGTCGTTGGTGGTGAGAGTGCAGGTATCGGTTATCCTGATTTTTATGTTAGAGTTTATCTACCTGAAGAATTACAAGCTGAATATGATTTTGATACAACAAAAAATTTCTCAATTAATGGGGCTGGCTGTTGGATTCAAGGAACAGCTAAATTATGTACCGCTGGTGCAGTAAGTACTGATGTTGATAATGAAGGAAAAAAATACGCAGTTATAACTTATAGAACTTTATCTGGTATTGTTCCTGAAGAAGCTTATACTTATACAGTGGGATATGATATTCTTTATCCTGTCAAACTTGTAGCTTAAATTTTTTTTATATTATTAATATATAGTTTAAATGAGTGATATATTATTTTGGGTTTTTGTACTGGGATATATATATGAGACAGACAATGAACAAAATGAACAAAATGAAAATAAAACTATATCAAATATTGAATATTCTAATTTATATATTGAAACTTGTCCAAAACTTTTAAAAGGAAAGTACGAATATATAAAGGATATTAAAAATAATAATTATAAATTAAATAAAATATCATATAAACCACTAAATATTAATTTATGGTTTTTTTATAATTATACATTAAGACAAAAGAGAAATAAAAAAGAAATAAAATATATTCAAAAAATATTTAATGAAGAATTTAAAAAAAAAAATAAATATAAAATAAATATATAAAATATTTTTCTATATTTATATTATATAATGGAAACTTTAAAAGAAGATATTTTAAAGTCACGAACAATTAAAGACATATCTTTAAAGAATTATTTATCATCAATTAATCAATTATGTAAAAAAATTACAACAAAAGAATATAATAATATTGAATGTTTAAAAAATTATGATAAAGTAATATCAGAAATAAACAAGATGAAAGAAACAACAAAAAAAAATTATTTAACTGCTGTTATTGTTGCATTAAAAGCTTATCCAGATAAATATAAAAATGAAATAAATAAATATTCAAAAGTATTAAAGGAAGTATCAGAAAAATATCAGAACAGTCTTAAAAATCAAACAAAAACAGAGACACAAACTAAAAATTGGATGACATATGAAGATTTAATAAATGTCAAAAATGATTTAAAAAATAATTATAAATCTAATCCTACTTTTGAAAACTTGCAAAAATACCTTATGTTATTAACATATTTAATACATCCTTTAAGAAATGATTATGCAGATATGAAAATATCAACAAATTTTTTCTATAAAAAACTATCACCTGAAGAACAAGAAAAATATAATTATTTAATCATATATCCACACAATAAATTAAAATTCTTTATTAATCAATTTAAAAATAAAAATCGTATAGGAAGTAAAGAAATTGAAATAAAAGACAAAGAATTAAAAAGAATAATTAATAAATGGTTGAAAATAAATAATTCTGGATGGTATTTTGTAAAATCAGATAAAAAAACACCACAGACCGCAAATGGAACAACAAAATATTTAAATAGTATTTTTAAACCATATAATAAGAAAATATCTTCATCAATGATACGACATATTTTAATTTCTCATGATACAAAAAATGACTTAACAATCAAAGAACAAGAGGAAAAAAATAAAAAAATAGAAGATAAATACTTGCATTCAGGAGATATGAATAAAACATATAGGAAATTATAATAAATAAATATAGGAAATTATAAATAAATATAGAAATTATTTTATTAATATAAATATATATAATGACAGATAATCAAGATTTTACATATGTAGAATTTTTATTAAATGAGTTAAAAGAAATGAAAGATAAATTTAAAGATGTGCCGAAATCAATTATACAAAGAATTGTTGAAAAAAATTTACAAGAAGAAAAAAAAGCAATTTTACAATTATATGAAGATGAAGTTTCTTCTCTACCACGCGGAGACCCTATTAAATTAGAAATAATTAATATTATGTTATGGCTTGGTATTAATCCATTTGATAAAATGGATATTAATGAAACATTAAGCATCGGTTAAAATAAATATAAAAATATATATATTATTATTATAAATGGTTGATTATAAAAATATTATATATGAACTTTTGAACAATAATGAATGGACTAATTTTTATAATATATTAAGTGAATCTATGAGAAAGAATAAAACATTTAATGTATTTTTAAAACATGTAGATAAAGAATTGTATAAAATAATAAGATATTATGATTTATCATATTCTGATATTCAAATTATTATAAAGCATATAAAAAAAGAGTATAAATTAAAAAATTTAAATAATGATAATAATTTATTATTATCACCGAATTTAACGATTGATTTTAGATAATAAATATTTTTGACATTTAGATATAGGTAATAAAACCATTTTTGATTTATAACCATCACCGCCTTTAACTTTTCTACAATCTTTAATTAAATTATATAAATCTGTTACTGGTATTTTATAACAATCTATTTTATTATTTGAAATTATAAAATACATCCAATAATCAGCCTCAGTTGTTGAAATTCCAGATGGTTTATCATTACAACTATATTCAATTGCTAAATTACCTGTTTTATATCCTAATCTATCACTTTTAACCTCATATTTAGTTTTACCATCTATTATAAAATCATAAGGTTTAAAACAACCTTTAGAAAATTCAACATTAGAATATTTTAAATATTCTAAAGCCTTTTTTTCATAACTATTACCGAATTTTAAATCTTCTATAAAACACATTTTAATATATATATATATATATATTAGAAAATATTTTAAAATAAATAAAAAAACGCAAAAAAAATAAAAGTATTTTAAAAAAACTATATATTTATATTTATTAAAAATAAAATAAATCTTATAAAATGCCTTTAATATTCATAAATATATATGGTTTTAGTCATAAATAAATTTATTTATGACTAAAACCATATATATTTATGAATATTAAAGGCATTTTATAAGATTTATTT